TTTCCTCGGCGTCATGTTGCTCCATGATCGGGGCGGCATCGCGGTTTTCAATCACCACACCGCGCAGCCGTTCCGTGATTGCGAGCAGCTCGGCCGGGAAGTGTGCCCAGTCATGCGCGGGCGTCGTCCCGCTCCTGCTCGAGTTCGCTCGAAATCCCGTTGCCGCACCACTCGCCGATGCGCTCCCGAAGCCCATGAAGGAACGGACCACCGTGCGCCGTGCCTGCTCCAGCGGGTCCTCGGTGGGAAGGTAGGACAGTTTGAACTCCTCCCGCGCAAACGGAGTCAACTTCAACTTTTCTATGAGAGCAGCTCCGTCATCGCGCACAACGCGGAACAGATTCACGATCTCACCGTCGAGATCGTTGTAGACTTCGGAATAGGTCCTCGGCTTCTGGAGGAGCACTGAGCCAGCGCCGCCGAACGGCTCAACATAGGTTCGGTGCTTGGGAAAGTGCGAAATGATCCACGGGGCCAGCATCCACTTGCCGCCGTGATAGCGCAGGATCGGCCGGCCCGGGCCGGGCTTCTTCGTGCCTATCACCTCGCGGCCCCCGTTCCGACCGAATCCCGGAACCTTTCCGTCATCTCGTCCCATGACAACATGGCCGTCGCGCACCGCATCAAGGAGGTCCTCCTGCGTCTGGAAGCGGTGAATGCAGTGGCCCTCGCTGCCGAAATCGATCATCAGAAGGTAGGGGCCCGTGCCTGTGGGCGTGCTCATGCGCTCCTCCTGTGACTGACCTCGCGCACGTGGTAGGTGTTCCGCGATCGCGCCTGCAGGACTGCAGCATACTGGCGTGCGCGGCTGGCGTCCGACATGCGGGTGATGTAGAACTCCCGGCCGGCCGCGCTCATGATGATCTGGTAGATCCTGCCGATGCGCTCGGGCGAGAGCGGGGTCTCATCCAGCGGACCGAACAGACCCAGCTGGGCGCTCATCGGGCAGCCTCGGCCGCAGCCCGCTCGCTCTGCTTGATGAGATAGGCCAGACGATCACGGCGACGATCACCAGCGTTCAGGACATTCACCCGAATACCGTTGCCTACGTCGTAGTAACCCATGAACTCGGCCTTGAATCCGTAGCGCGCACAGGCCCTCACAAACTGCGCCTTCGTCAGATCACGGGGTGTGCTCATGCGCTCCTCTCTTTCTGTTCGCGATGCGCTTTTATTGAGTTCTCAGATTTCGTGAGCCATTGGCAGTTCCCCGGCTCGTAGTTTCCGTCATTGTCAACGCGATCGATCGTCAGATTGTCAACGTAGCCGTGAGAAAGAGCCCAGAAGCGGAAGGCGGGGAAGTCATGGCGCCACTCAGGGCATACGCGAATTCCCCGCCCCCCATAACGGGGATAAGCAATATGCCGGGGGTCTTTGCAACGCTGTTGCATGGCGAGCCAGATTCTGTATATGGGCGTCCGTGCAGTGCTTTCTCCGTGGGGCCTGTGCAGGCATCCACATGACTTTATTTTCCCCCTCACAAGGTAGCTGCCAGGAGCTGTTCTGATCGTTCCGCAGTCACAGCGGCATTCCCACATTGCCGCTTTCGCCATGTGAGAAAATCTGAGGATAATGAGTTTTCCAAATCTCTGACCGGGGAGCAGCTCTATCCTTGTCATTCTGTCCTCGCTTGAGTCTTCTCTGCGATGAACTCCATGATCTGCTCGCGGCGGATGCGGATGACGCGCTCGCTGATCCTCACGCACCCGATGCGGCCGGCACGGATGAGGTCATAAAGCGTGCGCTCGGCTATGCCCATGAAGGCCGCCGCCTGCGCGACGGTGCTGAACTGCGATAGGTCAGCCATGGCGGCTCTTTCGCCCGGCCTCGATGTCGGCTTGATCCTGTTCGTGAACTACAAGCCCTCTGTGCACGAGGTGAATTACCGTGTTCGGAAAGGATCTGGAGTAATCCTTGGATAGTGATTCCAGACGTTCGCGCAGAGCTCGGGGCCATTGAATGGGTTGCCGCTTCCAGCGGACGCAAAAATCGATCTTGCGATTGATAATCTGGCCGGCCATGTTCATGCCCCCTTCTGGGTTGTTTTTCGAGGAAAGCGGATGACCTTGCAAATGGTGGGAGAATGCGCAGGGCCTCTTTCTGCTATTGCGAGGCGGATTCCCTTGTTGATGAGGACAATGATGTAGGATTGAAAATCCATGTCGCGCTCATCTCCGGTCTTCCAGGGCTGAGTAATCTTCTTTCTCAGGTCGCCGGTAATGTGAATCGTGATGGTTTCGGATTTCCTGATCCCGTTGGCATTCCTGGGCTTGCCCATGCTCAGCCTGCCTTTTTTGCATGCCCGTCAACGCGGCTTAGATGTTCGATGAATATTTCGTTTAGGAATGCATTCATGGAAAGGTGTGGCCGCTTCTTCGCTTCCCGTTCCAATTGCTTTTTTAGGCGCGGATCACACCGGACTTTCAATTCCGCCATGACGTTCCCCCCCCTGCCGTTCATATGTCGATACCCATAATAGACCCATTATAGACCCTTGTCAAGTCTTTTTTGGTAAGAATCTAATGGCTTTCCCAATAGCAAATTATGTTTGACAAGGGCCCGAATTGGGTATAAAATGGGTATGTGGATAAAAAGAAAAAAGCACTGGGGGAAGAAGTCGTTACGTTGAAGATTTTTATTTCCCGCCAGATCGCAGATAGGATCGAAGCCTATGCTAGGGGAATCAGCGGTGGCAAAAGGCCGAATGTGACGGCGGTTGTAAGGGGTTGGATTATGGAAAAACTACCAGAAGCAGAGGCAAATCTGGGAAGTGGGGAAAAAGAAGCATAGGATGTAAAATCATCCCCTTTCCGATTGGAGGTAGAGCATGAAAAAGCCCCTCTTGTGGTTGTCTATTGCTATTGCCGCTCTTGGGGCGTTCGGCTGTATGCCAAAATCCGCGCCCAGCACAGTACCCCTAATCCAGCAACTTACTACCCTTCCGGCTGTTTCAGTAACGCCGGTGCCGGCTCAGTGGAAGATGGTCCAAACCTTTGAAGGTGAATCGTATAAAAACACACCCAATTTCGATCTTTCCTCAAACGAATGGCGTATCTCCTGGCAAGCAACGCCGGGGAAGATGGGCGAGGGATTGTTCTCCTTTGAAGTTTTTCGGGCAGACGGCAGTATGTTGGACCTCGTCGCTAACATTGTTGGCAGTGGCGAAGACGTAAGCTACATGAAAGAAGCTGGTTCATTCTATCTAAAAATCATGGCCAGCGAAAAGTACAAGATCACAATAGAGAGCCAGTAGATGCCATACCGCCCCATTCCCCCCAAGCCCCGCAAAGGAAAACCACGCGGCATCAACTTTGATCCGAAGATCTATCAGCGGCTTCTCAATCTCGTGGCCAGCGAGCATCGCAATCTCAGCGATACCGTCAACCACTTCCTGGCGCTCGGGTTCGATGCCCACGATAAGGCAGAGCGGGATCGCATCGAGGGCGAGAGCATCAGACGCGCTCGGGAACGCAAGGCCCGGGAACGCCGATAAGGGTGTCACCAAAAGTGTACCCAATCTCAGTACGGGCATCGCGGACATCGCGCCGTATGCGTGTTCCATCGCGGTTTTCCGCTCGTATCGTACCCTTTGCGCCTATCGCGGGCACACCCATTGCCCTGGAAGGAATAGTCCCCTCGCTATTTCCCCGTGAAAATGACATTATCTTTGGAATGTGTTCTCAAAGTGTACCCACACGGAGGTGATTGGTGAAACACCCCACTGCGTTCAAGCCAGCCGGGCGATCCTGCTACTACTTCAACTACACCGACCGCGATAGACAGCGCCGGCGCAGGTCCACGGGATGCAACACGCGCGACGCTGCCGATGATGAGATCAGGCGATTCATGACTAGCTTGGCTGGCCCTGGCCGATCTAGCGCCACCTTCGCCCAGTACAGCGCGCCCTTCTTCATCTGGGATCGGTGTCCTCACGTCGCCCGCCTTCTCGATTCCGGCCGATCAATCGGTCTCCAACACGTCGAGACTTGCCGTAGATGGCTAGATAACTGGGTGCTGACTGATATCGCTTTTGCTCAGCAGCCGATGCGCGAGATCACGCGGGGGGACCTCCTGGATCTGCGCAAGCGCCTACGTGCCCGCGTGCTCTGCGAATCCACGCGCCGCAAGGGCGACGGCCTGCCCACGGTGAACAAGGTGATGGCGGCAGTGAAGACGATTTTCCGCGAGGCCTATTTCAGGGAGGATCTGCCGGCCAACCCCGCGGATGGCGTGGGCGACATCAGCTACGAGGAAGGCGGGCCCGACATCTTCACCTTGGGGGAGCTGCGGGGCATGTTCGGCGGGCCGGATCCCGGCACCCTCGCCTATCGCGTGTTCAAGACCGCGGCGTGGACGGGGATGCGCTGCGGTGAGATCCTGGGCGGCGGGGTTGGGCAGCTCTCGGATGGCATCTTCAGCGTCGACCATGCGTGGAAACATCACAAAGCCGAGGAGACGGGAGATCCCAAGTGGGGGAAAAAGCGTCTGATCGCCCTCGCCCCCACCATTCGCACAGATCTGGAAAGGTGGATCGGAGAGCGTTCGAGCGGCCTGATCTTTGCCTACGAGGATGGGCGCCGTCTGCACGCGGGGTGGTGGCGAGAGAGCTTCAAGGCGCTTCTGAAGAGCTCACAGATCGCGATCGGCGCCCGGCACCTCACCCCTCATTCTCTGCGCCACTCGCTCAATACGCACCTTCTCGAGGCGGGCGTGGATCCGCTTCGCGTTCAAGTCTACCTCTGGGGCACGAAAGTCGAGGCTGGGCACGCGGGGATCCAGCGCCAGGGGATCACGAAAACTCAAAGCCTCTACACGCACTTCCAGGCAGCCATGACCGAGCCCGTGGCCAAGGCGATCGAGGGGCTGTTGGGGGCCCAGACGGCCGAGCGCGTCTCGGCGATGTAAGATTCGGGAAAATGTAAGCGATATGTAAGCGAAAAAGTAAGTAGTCATTTCCTTTCCCCGCAAGCAATTGGCGAGCGATCTTACATTCTTACAAATCTTACACCCCGGGAGACACAGTTTCCCAGGATCATTTATGATCATATTCACGTACTGCATTCAGCCAGCCCGGTGTTTCTGGTATATAGTAAGTAAGTAAGTAAGTAAGTAAGATATCTAATATCTCTATCTCTCTCTATCTCTTTCTTCCTATATGATCTTTTCGCTGGATTATTTGGAGGTTATTGATAATTACACAACCTTACACGTATTTACGGCGAAACGTACCACTTACCGGCGGGCCCCAAGAGGCCTTTTTTTTCGGCCTTTGGGCTCAACACACCGACGCTTGCAAATACCCCGTGCACGCTGTATCCTCCTCCCATGGCCAACCCCTTCCGCGAGATCCGCGGCGACTTCCTGCGGATGGACCTCCATGAGTTCGGCGAGCTCTATGCGTTCTTCGAGCGTATGCCCTCACTCGTGCGCCCCGCCGTTGCGCAACTTCTGAACGACTTGGCCTTTCGTGGCAGGGAGGTGGCGATCGACACGTTGGGCAAACGCGTGATCATTCGAAACCGCAGGTTTGCCCTCTCGCGCATGCGCGTGCAAAAGACAGGCGCCAAGCCCATCGCTCAGCAGCAGGTCATTCTCGGGAGCATCATCACCATAGGCAAGGGCGGGCACGTCAGCCAAGACGGCTGGGCGAGCCTGCAACGTGGAGGCGACGCCACTCGCAATCGAGTGCTGACGCTGGCAGCCCGCGGGGGGCAGAAGGAAAAACAGGCAAGTGCCAGCTCGAGGCTCAAGCCGAGCACCGATTTCCCCAAGCCCGAGGACTGGGGCGACATTGCAAACCCTCGCTCGCGCATGCAAGCGATGATCCGTGTGATGTCCGAGTCCAACGTATACGGCAGAGTCTTCATGCTGCCCAAGGGACAGAGCGGCGGCATGACTCCAGGGCTCTATCGTGTGGAGAAAGGGCGCTATAGGGACTATCGACACAGCAAGCACAGCGGCATAAGGACGGGCAACTGGCACCTCATCTCAGGGAGAACGCGTCCCGTGCCCAAGATCCAGATGCTGCAACGCTTCGGCAAAGCCCCGCGCGGCCAGCGTTGGCCCTGGATACAGACGACAGTCAAACAGCTCATCAAGACAGCACCCCTTGCGAAGATGTGGAGCGCAGCCATGGACAGGGTGATGGCGAATGCGAAACCAAAATAAAAAGGTACTGTGACACGATTCGCAATTGTAGAGCGCGTCATGTCGCGACGTCCGGACAACTGGACCTGCGGCGGGCGGCGTTAAGGTTAAGCGCCGGCGCTTGCTTAATCAGTTCCCTCGATGATACCCTGTGCACGTGGTATCAGCGAAGTCCAGCACCGTGAGCAAGGCCGAGTTCGCGCGCCTGGCCAAGGTCAGCAAGCCCGCGGTCTCCATCGCCCTGCGGAAGGGCCGAATCACCGCCGAACGCGATGGCAGCATGAATCCCCAGCGCCCCGAGAACGCCGCGTATCTCACCACGCGAAAGCGGCAACGCCGTCAATCCAGTCCTGGCCCGGGCGGCGGGAAGCGCGCGCCGGCCAAGCAGAAACCCTCGCGGTCGGAGCGCCGGCGGAAGCCGACCAAGGGGAAACCCAGGCAGCACATCGCCCGGTCGGCCGGCGGGCGGAAGAAGCAGAGAGCGCAGATCGCGGAGAGCGGTCCGCAGAAGGGCGCGCTGCAGATCGACGGTGAAACCTTCCACATGGCCGACCTGCGCCACACGATCGCGAAAGCCAACAAGGCGGAACAGGAGATCGCCATCCGCCGCGGCGAGCTCGTGGAACGCAGGGACGTCCACAACTTCATGGCCCGGCTCTACCAAGTGCACGCATCGCAACTGAAGACCTACGCGGAGAAGATAGGCCCCGACGTGGCCGCGGCGTTCAAGCTCACCGATGCCGAGACCCCGCGGATCCAGGAGATCGCAGGCACGGACATGCTGCGCGTGCTCAGTCAAATCAAACGCGAGATGAACGACTACCTGGAGAGCATCGGGAACGAGGAGCTGGAAGATAGACCTAAACCGAAAACCAAGCCAGTGGCGCGGAAACGGAAGAAACCCCGAGCCCGAGAGGCCAAGCAATGAGTGAACAATCTGGAGCGATTTCTTGGCGTGATGTTGCTTGGTATTTCGAGGGTGAAGGTTCCGTAGGCTATTATAAAGCCTCTGCCAGGAAGAGACACATTCTCTTTGTCCGCTTGAGTTCGAGCAACAAGGCTTTACTCGATGAAATAAGAAACCAACTCATCCCCGATGCTGCCGTTTCAATTTCAACTAAAGCCGGTTCAACAAGCGGTGGCGTCCTTCATAAGAAGAGCGGTTTCAATCTTGTATTGTGCTGCGATAAGGCACTGATTTTCCTCTCAGGAATCGCGAAGCACCTGCCTGATTGCTCTGAAAAATTGCCGCAAGTCAAACTCGCACTATCTATCGGCAAGTGGACCGATGGCTTGGGGGCTGGACAAATGAAAACCATGAAACACCTCCCCTACCGGGATCCCCCGCAGCGCGCATGACCCGCACCGATCGGGAGTTCTTCCGCAAGGAGCTCGAGCTCCTCCCCGACGACGCCCCCCCGCGGCTGATCTCTGAATACGTCCAGGGCCGCCGCATCATGCCCCCTGACACCCCGTTCCCCGGCTACTGGTCCAATGCGCGCACTCCCTACCTCATCGAGCTGATGGACGACATGAGCCCTTACTCTCCCGTGCAGCACTCGATCACGATGAAGGCGCGCAAGCTGGGATGCACCGCTGCGGCGGAGAACGTGGTCGCCTACTGGGTCGACGCCAACCCCACGGCCGTGGAATACGTGACGGCCACCGACGAGCTTGCCGAGGACTGGAGCACGCGCCGCTGGGACCCCGTGGTCGATTCCCTGGGCTTCCGCCATAAGATGGCCGCGCAGACGAATCTCGCCAAGTCCCGCCGCACCGGTGACAAGGTTTTCAAGAAGGAGTTCGTCGGCGGCTACCTGGACATCATCTCCTCGAGCTCGAAGAAGGCCACCCGCGCCGGTGACATCCGCGTCCTGGTCCGGGATGAAATCGACGGCCGCCCTCCCCTTCTGGTCTCGGGCGAAGGCTACTGGACGGAGGTGAACTACGGGCACACCGCGAGCTGGGGCGCGCGCAAGAAGGTCATGGACTTCAGTTCCCCGACGACAACCGAGACCTCGGAGATCGCCCGCCTGTACGCCCTGGGCGACTGCCGCAAGTTCCTCGTGCCCTGCCCATTCTGCGGACACCGCCCGGCGAAGGTGATCTCCCTCCCGGGCATGCCCACGGCCAAGATCCGCCAAGACTCCCGCGACCAGGAACTCGTGCATCTGGCCGACGCCGCCGCGCACGGAATCAAAGGCGAGACCAATGGCGGCGTGTTCCTCCGCGCCTACTACCAGTGCGAGTTCTGCCACGAGGCGATATTCGAGTACCAGAAAACGGACATGCTCGCCGGTGGCCACTGGGAGCCGACGAAGAAATCGAGCGACCCGACCCTGCGCTCCCGGCAGATCTCCTCCCTGTATTCCCCGTTCGGCATGCTCTCGTGGAACGATTACTGGAGGCTGTACATGGCAAGCCTCGAAACCCCCGACGGCCCTCGGGCCTTCACCAACCTCTATCGCGGCCTGCCCTACGCGGAGACCGGAGCGCGCCCTGACCTGCGCAAGGTCATCGCCCTTCGTGGGACCTACAAGCAGACCGAGGTCCAGAAAGGCGTCATCTATCTCACGGCAGCCGTCGACGTCCAGCGCGGAAAGGACAAGCCCGAGTCACCCGATGAGGGGCCGCGCCTGGAGATGGAGGTCCTCGGCCATGGCCGCGGGTACAAGACATGGAGCGTGGACTATCGAAAGTTCCACGGCTCGATCGACGATCCCTACGCCGGCTCCTGGGAGAAGCTAGACGCGTGGGCCACCACGGGCGCTCCGGGGGGAGGAAGCGGCCTCCTGTACACGCGCGCGGATGGAGTGCGGTTCACACCCGCGGTCATCCTCATCGACTCCTCGGACGGAAAGGTCATGAACATCGTCTACGGCTTCTGCGGGCGCTGGCGATCCACCTTCCCCTGCAAAGGCGCGAAGACCATCGTGGCAGACGCCGATCGCCGCGAGAAGGGTGACATCGCAGGCACGGCATACAAGCGGTGGCGAATCGGGTCCACGGGCGACGTCACCCAACCCCTCTACGAGATCAACACCCAGTTCTACAAGGCGCAGTTGTACAACAAGCTGGGCACGGTCATGCGCCGACCGATGGAGCCGCAGGCGAACGGCTTCCAGGACTTCCCCCGGGATTACGACGACGAGTACTTCGCGCAGCTCATCGCCGAGGAGCAACTCTCCGATGGCAGCTTCAAGTCGATTCGTGCCAGAAACGAAGCCCTGGACTGCCGCGTGTACAACATGGCAGCGGGGGACATCTACCTCATGGGCCTGGTGGAAGGCATGAGGCGTGCCGCGCGTGAGAAGGGCGCCACCGTCCGCCAAGCCGAGGAGATCGGCTCAAACCACGCCCTTGCGTGGCTGGAGTCAAGGATTCAACCCAGGGCGAGCGGCTGAAAGACGGCCGATTTCACCCCCCTTGTAAAATACGCCGTGCACGCTGTATCTTTGATCCATGGGCGATCCTGCCTACTCCAACCTCCCTCAGACCACGGCAACGCGCTACGCCGCGCACTACACCTACTGGCAGACGATCCTCACCAACCTCCAGGCCCAGCTCACCGCGCGCTCACTCGACCAGCCCATCGACTCCTACTCGTTCGACTCGGGGGAGGGCAGGCAGAGCACGACGCGCATGAGCATCGACCAGCTCATGGCGGCCGTCGAGCGCGCCGAGCGCATGGTCCGCTACTACGAGATGAAGCTCTACGGCCGCGGGCTCATGTCCCTCGTGCTGAGGAGGAAGTGATGCACAGCCCGATGCGGACCGCGATGATCATGACGACGATGCTGGCCATGGCGGTAGGCGGAATGATGGATCCCGAGATGCCCGACGTCGCCGGCCATCCTCCCCGCCCCAAGGGCTACGGCGTGCACCTATCCAAGACCGAGCGCCGCGGGAAATCCCCCGCCGAGCTGCAGCGCCTGCGCGCCGAGAGGATACGCGATGGCTAAGCGGCGTTCCTTGTTTGCTGGAGTCCTTGACCTCATTGCCGATCGATCGGAGTTTAGGAAAACTCAGCGCGCCGCTCTGAAGCAGATGGCGCAGGATGCCCTCCGGGATCCCCGCGCGATTCAGGCCCCCACGCCCCAGGCCATCGCCAGCGGCTACACCACGGCCCTCTCCCGATCGGGCGGCGCGAAATGGATCGGCGGGCTCTCCTCCCCCTATGCCTCGCACGTCATCGATCACTGGCAGATGCGCCAGCAAGCCCGCGATGCCGTCCACGACAGTCAGGTCGCGCGCGCGATCGATTTCCGCTGGGCTGAATCCGTCGTGGGTACCGGCTTGCGCTGGGCTCCCGAACCCGACACGGAGCTCCTCGGCATTTCACCTGAGCAAGCCGACGCCTGGGCGCAGATAGCCGCCCGCCGCTTCCACCTCTGGGCAAGTTCCAAGGCCCAGCATCGTGCGGGGAACATGACCTGGTACCAGTCGCAGTTCGTCTACGAACTGGCGCAGCACCGGGACAACGACATGTTCGCGCGGTTCTTCTACAACCCCGCGCGCGCCGATCTCCTCAACCCCCTCCAATGGGATTTCATCGACCCGAACCAGATCCGGGGCGACGCCTGGACCTCCACCTCCTTCTATGCCGGACACCCCGAGGACGGGATCACGCGGGACGCCGCGGGCGTGGAAACCTCCTACAAGATCTGGGTCCAGCGCCCGGGCGAGTTCAAGTTCGACGAGGTCACCATTCCGCGCATCGGCGAGAAAAGCCGGCGCATCTTCATGATCCACGGCTACAGCCCCGAGTATGCAGGCCAGGGACGCGGCTTCTCGCGCATCGCCCACGCCATCCAGGAGTTCGAGAACATCACGGATTTCAGCGCGGCCCAGATCAAGAAGGCGATCGCGCAGTCAAACCTCGTGCTCACCGCCGAGAGCGAGACCGACGCGCCCTCGGGCAACCCCTTCGACTCCCTGGGCATGCCCGCTGCAGGACCCGCCTCACTCCAATATGGAACCCTGCCCATACCGTCGCCCTCTGCGGCGAATGTGACCCCCGCGAGCGTGTCCTACACACCGATCGCCGAGGCCACGTTGGCCGAACCCGGAACCACCATGGTCTTCGGCCTCGATGGCAAGAACAAGCTCAAGCCTTTCCTCAACACGTCGCCCGTCGACAGCTTTGACACCTTCGTCGATTCCTTTGCCGCCTACCTCTCGGCAGCCAACGGCATCCCCATCGAGATGGTGCTCATGCGGTTCAACGCCAACTATAGCGCGTCCCGTGGGGCCCTGGTCCTGTTCTGGCGCAATTGCCTCATGTGGCGCCAGGAGATGGCCACTGACTACCTGTACCCGACCGTCGAGATGTGGCTCTCGGGGGAAATCGCGGCGGGAACGATCCAGTGCCCCGGGTGGAACGATCCCGTGCTCAAGGCAGCCTGGATGATGGGCCGGTGGGTAGGCCTGCCCATGCCGAACATCGATCCCGCGATGACGGCGAAGGCAGACCAGCTCTATTGCGAGTTGGGCGCGCAGGACCTGGACGAGGTGGCCCGCAACCTCAACGGATCCAGCGGACGCGCCAACCGCGCCAAGCTCGCGCGCCAGTTCGCGGAGCTTCGGGAGGCCGGCCCGGTACCGTGGGCACAAGCGAAAGCCGCGCCTCCCGGGGCGGATGGTGAACCCCCGTCGGACGAGAAACCCGAAAAGCCGGGCGAAAACGGAAACGGCTCGCGGAAGCCGCGCAAACTCCAGAGAGTACCAGCGAGGTAGGGTCGCGAGATGGAGAGGTAAGGTCGCGAGATGGAGAGGTAGGTCATGGCAGAAGTACCCCCGGTCCCGAAGACGACGAAAGATGCGGTCATTGCGATCTGGTACAAGATTTTCAATGGCCTATCGGCGGCGGTCGAGGAGACGCGCTGCCTGGCGAAAGATACCGCCGGCCGGGTCCAGACAATCGAGGGAGTACTCCCGACCCTCTGGACGCGCGAGCAGCACGAGAAGATGCACGCGGAATACATCGCCGAGTGCGAGGCCAAGGCTAAGGAGAAACAGGAACACGGCGAGCGCAGGAAGATGAGCCGGCGCGACGTGATCATGCTCCTCCTGGTCGGCATCGGCACCCTCGCGGGGATCGCCTTCGGGGTGATCGGGATGGCGAAATGATTACCGGCGCGCGCCTCTGGGGGATCATCTATCGCGCAACGAATCTCTCCAATGGGAAAGTCTATATCGGACAATCAGTAGAGTCTTTGTGCGAGAGAAAGAGCAAGCACCTGAATGAGGCTCGGAATGGGAAAGACTCATATTTCGCACGAGCCCTCCGTGAGTATGGGATCGCCGGTTTCAATTGGGGAATCATCCACAACATCCAAGCGGATGATCGCGTTGTTCTCAAAAGAAATCTGAACGATCTGGAAATAAAAGAGATCAGAGCGCACGCATCAATGAATAGGGATCGCGGATACAACCTGACTATCGGCGGGGCTGGATCAATCGGATTCCGAATGTCACCAGAGAGTAGAGAGAAAATGCGGAAAGCAAAGTTGGGAGTGCCACGATCAATGGAGGCGCGGAAAGCTGTTGGCGATGGCCATCGGGGATTGCATCACAGCGAAGAGAGCAAAAGAAAACTATCCGAATCAAAGATTGGCTCCCGAAATCCTATGTTCGGCAGAGCCATCTCGGAAGATCATCGGCGCCGGCTTTCACTTGCTCAGAAAGGCAGGATCGTATCTGAGGAAACCAGGTGGCGCCAAAGTGAAGGAATGAAAAGAGCGTGGGCAAGAAGGAAAGCTGCATGATCACCGGGGCCAAGTTGTGGAACGACAGAAGCACATATTTTCGACAAGACAACAATCCCACAGAGACCATGCTAAAGAAAATGGGCGGGAAGTGGCTCGAAACCTGCGGACCCACGGCTGCCGCGAATTGCCTCGCCGCCCTCGGCTACGATCTCACCATCACCTGCCCCGGGGGATGGGTGCCGCAGCCCGAGGAGATCCTCGAGGATTTCCTGAACGACCCGCGCAACTACCCGGACATGCGGGCGGTGCGCTCCAACCTCGATCCCGCGAGCATCCCCGGCAACCGCGTGCCGCAGTACTACCCGCTGGCGGTCTCCCGCGTGTTCAAGGCGCTGGGCAATTACGTCGAGAGCCATTCCTTCGACGCGCTGGTCGACCACCTGTCCAAGGGCATGGCCGTCCAACTGTGCCTCATGACGCCCGGCCACTATATCGCGGCGGTCGCCTATGACGATGAGACTCACGAGGTCCTCTACCGCGACCCCTGGCCCGAGCGATTCGCGGACGGGAACGGATTCAACCGCAGAATGAGCGCAACGGAGTTTCAGGCGAACACGAAAAGCTTCGCCATCATCTATCTGTAGGGAGGGGACAATGAAAGAGTTCTTCAAGAAGCTGGCCGAAGCAATCCAGGACCAGGGCGGCGGGGTCGATCTGAAGTTGCTGTTGGGCGGCCCCATCGTCATCGCCGCGGTCATCTTCGTGATCATCACGCGCGACCTCGCGACCTTCGCGGTGATCGCTGGTCTGGGGACGACGCTCATCCTCGGCTCACTCGCCGGCGACCAGGGCAAGCTCAACGTCACCTCGAGCCCGAGCGATTCCTCGGCCGGCATCCCCGGGAGCTGATGGGTGTGGCGTGGTGGAAGAGTGCGCTCGCTGGCTTCGCGGCTGCTATTGTGCTCTGTGCTGGGCTTGGCTTTATCGTCCTCACCCGCTCAGGCACAAAGTCCGAGCTCACCGCCGCCCTCGACGGATACCGAGCAAGCCAGTCAGCCGACTACGCCGACCGAAGGATTCGTATCCGGGACATTGAGGCCCTTACTCGCGGAGGCATTGACGAGCTCCGAAGCCTCAGACGCGAACTCAGCGACGCTTCAAGAGCGGATCGACTCCGACGCGAGGCAGAAGATCGAAGACGACAAGCAGAGGCAGATCGAAGCCGAGCAGAGGCTGAGCGACGACGCGGCGAGGAAGAAAGAGCAAGAGGACTCAGCGACGGCATACGCGCGGTTATCGCTTCGAGTGCAAACACTACAGAGCTGCTTCGACGCGTTCTCTTTGAAGTTGACCGATTTCTCGGGTTCGGAGGAGGAGAAGCAGGCGCGGGCACTGGCGGCCCTGAATGATATCCAGGCCGGGGCGCGCAGGATGGAGCGGCAGAATCGGGCGTTGAAGTGGGCTTGCGGGATCCTCGCGGTCGCGACTGCGGGGGCCATAACCTGGGCGGCAGTGAAGTAAGGGGGAAACGATGAAACGGGAAATGATCGAGATCGGGACCACGATCCGCGTGGAGAACGGCCCGGCGCGGAAGACTGCGGTCGCCACGAAGGAGCTGCTCGACGATGCGGTCACAGCGAGCCACTACAAGGTGGGCGAGCGGGACGCACTGGGGAAGGTGATCGTCCTGGGCGAGCTCATGACGTACCTGGACTACCTGGGGGATCTGGTCTGGTACATCTACAAGATCGGTGAGGTGGGCATCAATGCCGAGGGCCGGGTGATCTTCCCCGACTCCCCGTTCATCGTGGTGGCGAACCCCGAGGACACGGTAGCCGTGAAGACCGAGGAGCGCTGGCTCCCCGCGGGCATCGAAACCACCAAAGAGCGGGCGCTCACCGCCGCGCATCTCCTGGAGGACTGACATGCCGTTCATGAACGATTTGCTATACGACCTCCTGCTGGCGGGATTCTCGGGCATTGCCACGCGCCTTGACATCTGCTCGGCGGAACCCGCGACGTACACCGAGGCGACCTCGACCTACACCCTGGGCAACAAGACGGGCATCACCTACCAGGCGCCGGCGGATCGCACACCGAACGGCCGCAAGATCGCGGTGGACGCCATCAGCGCCGGATCGGTGACCGGCACGGGCCTGGCCTCGCACTGGGCGATCACGAAGCCGACCGCGACCACGGCGCTGTACGCGGCAAAGACGCTCTCAGCCTCGCAGAACGTGACCTCGGGAAACTCGTTCACATTGGCAAGTTTTGACGTCGGCGTGCCGGACGCGACGTAAGCCATGGCCGATACTAAGATTTCCGGTCTTGCCGCCGCCTCGGCGGTCGCGGACGCGAACGAGATCCCGATCAACGAGGCGGGCACGACAAAGAAGATCACCGCGCTGCAATTGCTCGCCTATTCCGGGGACTCGATCCAGAATGCATCGGTCGCGGACCAGGTCATCAGCGCGACATCGGCGTATGTCACGAACTCGAACCTCGCCGTCCCTGCCGGGAAGCTCCGCATCAAGACAGTGTTCAAGTGGCGGATTACGATCACGAAGACAGCGGCAGGCACGACGGCCGGATGCGCGGTGCTCTTCAAGCTCGGGACTGGCGGCGTGATCGGCGACGCGACGATCCTCACCTTCACCTTCGGGACGCCGACTGGCGTGGTGGACGCCGCGGTCATAGAGGTGACGGTCACGATTCGCGGGCCACTCTCCGCATCGTGCATCGCAACGGGCGTAGCGGTACTAACGCACAACCTCGACGCGACAGGTTTCTCGACTCTGCACACCGAAGTCAAGCAGGTCACCTCCGGGACCTTTGACGCGACGACCGCGAACCTGATCGCGGGACTCTCGATCACGACGACCACCTCATCGGCCTGGACCGTGACCTCGATAGTCGGAGAGGCAAAGTACCTCTGACGACAAAGCTGACAGGGAGGCGTACATGAAGCGATTCCTTCTCGCGGCCCTCATGGTGCTCGTTGCACTCGGGGCCTGTTCTCAGACGAAAATGATTGTTGGCTCGACGATCACCGTCACCTGGGACGCGCCCGCGCTGGGCACGATTCCCCCTGCAGAGATCGCCTACGAGGTGTTCGCTCAACCCAGACCGAGCGGGACCGTGGTGCTCGTGGGCACCGTCACCGCCATCGAGCAGGTCGTCACGTTCACCGTGGAGGGGCCATATCGCATCGGCGTGCGTACGAAGCGCACTACGCCTGACGCAACGGTCCTGTACAGCGCCTACTTCTGGGCCGACGTGGACGGATCGACGCCGTGGTACGTGGTCTACTACAAGAGCCCGGACAGAGTAGATCGCGTGAGAATCAAGTGAGGATCGTCTACAAACGCCTTCGACTCGTCAGCGTAAAGAGCCTCAAGGACTTGCGGGACAAGGGGATGTAGGGGAAAGAAGGATGGGTTTTACCTTCATTGCATCTGCAACAGGTTTCTATAGCCCCTCTGGCACGATTCTTGATTGTTCTTCTACTCTCAACATTCAGGAAGGTGACTTAATCATAGCGGCTGCCGCCTGGGAAGACGCTACTGCTGTTGCCACAATAGCAGAAGATGATGATGATAACGCCCTTACGATGTTGACACTGGCAGACGATACAGCTAACTTTCAAAGATTAGGTTATAAGATCAATGCGGCGGCAAATGTTGCTGCTACTTTTCGAATGACTCTAGGCACCGCACGTGCATATCGTTCTATTACAGTTCTTCAATTCAGGCCCGATGCCGGAGAAACAGTCACATTCGATGCGGGACCAAGTTCTGCTTCTGCGGTAAGTTCTGCTGTTCAGTCGGGAAACATATCTACGGCGGGAAATGATGAAGTTGTTGTAGCATTTGAAAAACAATATTCTTCTACTACCGAGTCGGATTGGCTAATTGGAGATGTAGCTGCTGACGGAACAGTAGAAAATCAGAGTTGGGCATGGGGATGGTATAAGCTATTTACTACTCCGCAGACTGACATACATGGGCAGTTGACATTGGGTGCTACTCCTGCATGGGTTTGCGACATTATTGCCATCAAATCCGAGGCGGCGGGGGGCGGCGGCGGGCATATCGAAATCCAGGACCGATACTCGATCATCCAGCTTGAGACGGCCGACGCCCTACTCACGGAGGACGCCAACGCACTTCTGACCGAGGCGGCTGTCGAGGCGACTACCGACGATATCCTGCTTGAGGACGGCACGTCGTACTTGCTCCTCGATGCCAACGACGCGCTTACCGCCAACGGGCTCGACGTCGGCGCTCCCGCACTCGCCGCACCCGTCATTACACAGATTCACGCGCTGGCCGCCGCCGAACTCGCCACGACTCCCACACTCGCCACGCCCGCGCTCTCGCAGGTCCACGCGCTATCAGGTAATGGCATCGCCGTGGGCGCGCCCGTACTCGGCACCCCTGCCCTCTCGATCCAGATCGATCTCACAGCCAACGGCATCACGACCGGAGTGCCAACCCTTGGCGCCTCGACTCTCGCCCAGGTCCATGCACTCGGCGCCACTGGCCTCACCACTACCCCAGCGCTCGGCACGCCTGCGATCACTCAGACTCACGCTCTCGCGGCCACGGGGATCACCGCGAGCCCGACGCTCGGCACACCGGCTCTGAACCAGACGCATGTTCTTTCGGCAGCGGGTATCTTCACGACTCCCACCCTCGGGCAGCCAGTCATCACGCAACTACATATCCTCGGGACGGCCGAACTCGCCGCGGGGGCTCCCGCGCTCGGGACGCCGGTGCTCTCCAGCGGCAGCGGACTCACCGCCGACCCGATCACCGTAGGCACTCCATCTCTCGGCACCCCAGCCCTCACCCAGGTTCACGCGCTGGAGGCCGAGGGGATCACGGCGACGCCCGTGCTGGCCAACGCAGTCTTCAACCAGGTTTGCGCTCTCGTGGCGGATGGCGTGGCGACGGGATTGCCCTCACTCGGGGTCCCGGAGCTCGCGCAGATCCATGCCCTCGTAGCGCAGGGGATCATCGCGGGACCGCCCGCGCTTGGCGAGCCCAAGCTGAATGAGGCCATCACCATTCCGCGACTGTGGGCGATCCTCACTGGCACGCCAATTGCCGGCGTGGAGTTCTCACTCCCCGCGCCGGTCGTCGGGATCCGGGTGACGGGCACACCCATCGTGGAGGCCGAGATATGATTCAGTTCCGCGATCCGGCCGGCAACGTCGTCACCGATGGCTTCCCTGTGGTAGGGACGAGTCTTCGCCTCAGCACGACGATCGGCGTGAGCATATCCGGCGCCACAAGCGTCCAGTTCGGCTACCGCAAGCCCGGAACGACATCGATTGCCTACTGGACGGCCGTGGTCGACGATGTACCGACCGGCGCCATCCACTACGACGTGACGGCAGCCCAGCACGACACAGCAGGCGCATGGACGGCCTGGTACAAGGTCGTGCAGTCGGACGGGAAGGTGCTCATGATCCTCGCGCAGTCGTGGACATCCGTGATCGAAGGTAGTCCGCCCGGGAGCGTGTAGAGGGGCGTCGCCCTGGCGCCCTGGCCGTGCGACTTTCCTCCCTTCCCGCACAGCCTTTCTTATCCCCCAACGGGAGATATAGGAAAATACCCCGTGCACGACGTATCTTGCCCTCAGAATGATTCCGAGAACCGTCATGGAAAGGTCAACCGTGTAGATGCGCGGGAACATGTAGATGCGCGAGCAACTGTACGCCTGTGAGCCCAGCTTCATCCTCGCCTACCTCGATCGCATGGAGAATGCAAGCGAGGAGGAGATCAAGCTCGCGGCGCAGATGTTCGACGAATCTCCCCCCGACGAGGAAGACGATCTCGATGAGGAGGAGGACGAGGAGGGAAACGTCCGAGTCAAGATCGAGGGGCCGCTCTCGATGTCCGGACCCTCTCCTCTTGCGCGCCTGTTCGGCATGCAGGGCACCTCCTACAACTCGATCATTGCCTGGACGAAAAAGTGTCGCAAGAAAAGCAAACGGCCAAAAAGCGTGGCGTTTGCCATCAACTCCCCTGGCGGAGAAGTTGCCGGCGTAGACCTGTGCTGGCAGTCCATTCGAGCCCTTGCAGAAGAGATTCCCACGCGCGCGGAGATCACGGGAATGTGCGCCTCCGCAGCGTATTGGGTTGCCAGCGCGTGCCCGCAGATCATTGCGCTTTCTCCATCCTGTGAGCAGGGCAGTATCGGAATCAAGATCGTGGCGATCGACGACTCGGGAATGCGTGACGCCATCGGCATCAAGAAAGTCACGATCGTCAGCAAGAACGCGCCCAAGAAAACCGACGACGTGTCCAAGAAGGAAGCCCGTGACGTGCTGCAGGACCGCTGCGATGCCATGGAATCTGTTTTCATATCGCGCGTTGCCCAGGGGCGGCGCAAGACCGCCGAGTACGTGGCCGGGAATTACGGCCAGGGCGCTCTCCTCATCGCCGCCGAGGCCAAGCGCGTGGGAATGATCGATGCTGTTCGGGATTCGATGTCCGCCGAGCCTGTAGCCCCCGACAATCCAAACCGCAGAACCGCCGAGGCCCCCGCGGGCCGTCTTGCCGCACAGACTTCCACGCCCCAATCCACCGAAACCAAACCTCCCGCGGGTGCGGGAAATCAAGAACACCGGAGGGTCCAAATGCCTTCACTCACTGAATTTCTTGCAAGCGATGCCAACGCCCGGGCCGAGCACGCCACGGCTCTCAAGGCCGAGTTCGACAAGGGCAAGGCGACCATCGAGGCGCGGATCGCCGCGGCCAAGCCGTTCCTCGCGCTCACCGCGACCAAGGAGGGCTACGACGCCGCCGAGGTTGCGCAGATCGGCAAAGCCGCGATCGACGTGATCGTGGGAACCGAGGATCCGGGCGCCCTTCGCGGGTTCGTCCGCATGGTGGACATGAACGTCGAGAAGCGCAAGCAGGCTGCCGCAGTCGCCGAGGGTGCCCAGCAGAAGGAGACTCCGGGCCAGCAGCACACACTGGGCGCCGGCCAGGGCGTCATCGGCGCGGACGGGGATCCGGCGAAAGCCGAGGCGGATTTCCAGGCCCTGCTGGCGCGCGAAAAAGCGGCCAGCGGCGTGAAGTAGGAGGCGCACGATGGAAGCAACACGCTCCACCCTGCCCAACGGCGTCGTAGACCTCATCGACCGGGGCTACGGCTTCTGGTACCCCACGGCCGCGGCAGGCGTCACCCCCGCAGTCGTTGGCATCAATAGCGCGCCGATGCTCTGGAACCCCTCGGATTCCGGGGTCAAGCTCAAGATCCTCCGCATCCGCTACGGCGCGGTGTCGGGGACCGTGATCCTCGCGCACATCGGCTACGGGATCTTCGCCAACTGCGGATCGCAGATCGGAACCGCGCAGCCCATCGTCAGCCACACCCTCGTGCCGGCGGTGAATGCCCGGTACGGCAACGGACGGGCATCGAAGATCCGCTTCGCCCCTGCCACCGTCACCATGACCACCGGCCCCGCCTACTGGATGCCCAACGGCCTCTCCTCTGGCGGCGCCCTCGCGGCAGGTCCCCTCTACAAGCTCGAAGACAACGTCGACGGGGACATCATCATCGATCCCGGCAACGCATTCTTCCCGTTCATCTCGAACGCGGCACTCGCGCTCGTGGCGGCGGTTGCCGTCCTCGGCCTGGAGATCCCGATCTCCGAGCCCATCGTGTAAGGAGTAGTCCATGGCAGTACAGGCGCGTCTTGACCAGGCCAACATCCCCTTCCTCCTGGAGGGCAAGCCCCTCACGGACATGGACGGGACGATCCTCCAGATCGCGGGCCGCACCGTGGTCCTCAAGCAGTACACCCTCATGTCCCAGATCGCGAGCACCGGCAAGTGGGCCCCCTGGCTCCAGGCCAACCTCGCGGGCACCACGGGGATCCAGCGTCCCCTGGGCATCTACATGGGGGAGGAGATCACCGCGGCGGCACTCGCGGCGGCCGACGTCATCAGTTGCCCGATCATGCGGGGAGGCGCCGGTGTCGTGGTGGACGAGGGCCAGCTAATCTTCGACAAGGGCGACACGGGGGCGGGAACCCCCTGCACGCTGGCCGACATCCCCACCGTGCCAACCAACCAGGCGCTCCAGGCCAGAGCGCTGCTGCACATGCTGGGGATCTTCCCCAAGAGCGTGATCGCGATTTCGGCGTACGAGACCTAACGTGGCGAATCCTGAGAACACCACGAACGACAGAGGAGAATGAACATGGCAACCCCCGTTCCGATGGACCTTTTCAACCGCTACGCGGTCAACATGTTCGACGAGAAGCAGGTCATGCAGACCGAGACCGTCGGACAGTGCTTCTTCGGCAACCCCGCAAGCGGCGGGCGCAGCGTCTATTCGCCCGATGCCAATGTCGTGGAGATCGAGATCAAGCGCGCAGGCCGGCGCACCGCGGCGCTCATCCCCCGCGGCACGATCAGCCAGCCCCTATCCGGCCACCTGGACATGTCCACCGAGAAGGGTACGACCTTCTCGCGCAAGTATCCGCTGTCCCAGGAGCAGGGCAACATCTCAAGCGACCAGCTCAGCCAGCGCCTCATCGGGCAGAACGCCTACGCGGGGATCACGCGGCTGGAGGTCATGCGCTCACTCGCCATGGAGTACCACCTGGAGAACATCAACCGGCACGTGCGCCTGTTCGAGCGCCTCGCATGGACCTCGCTCCTCACGGGGAAGATGCCCGCGATCCTGGCGACGACGAACGCGGACCTGATCTACGACTTCCGGAGGAACGCCGCCAACACGATCACCCCGACGCACGGCTGGGGCAACGCCGCGGGCTACCCGCTCACGGACATCGACCACGCCTGCGATCACATCCGGGAGAACGGCAAGATGCGCGCGGATGGCGTGTTCGTGGGGGCCACCACCCTCACCTACTTCCTGGTGAACGCGCAGGTCAACGCGTACTACCTCAACCGGCCCTTCATGGACCAGACGCGCGTCGGTCCGGGCAGCGATTACCCCCCGTGGGCGCGGCGCCTCGAGGCAGCGGGTGCGATCATCTACGGCAAGATCCGCACGCCGGCCGGACGCGACCTCATCGTGTTCAGCTACGACGCGAGCTACACCAACGAATCGAGCGTGGACACCAAGTTCATGCCCGACGACGAGGCCTTCGTGTTCGCCTCGGGCGCCCGCTGCGACCGCTACTTCGGGCCCCCGGACACCCTGCCCATGATCCCGCAGCGGGCGCAGTGGTACATGGAGACCTTCGGCTTCAACCCGATGGTGCCGCCCCTGCCGCAGAACATCCTGGGGGCGGTCGTCGAGCCCGCCATGTTCTACGTGGACGCCTTCCCCAACGAGAGCCACACCGTGGTGACGCTGCGCACGCAGAGCGCGCCGATCTTCGCCACGACCATGACCGACGCCTTCGTGGAGCTCAAGGCCGTCGGCAACGCGAGCTGAGAATGAGGCCCCCGAAAGGGGGCCTTTGGTGAGAGGAGAGTGACATGAGCAAGATCTTCAGGTGGCTGGGACCGGGAACTCTCACGGATTTCATCGGCAAGCCTCCGCGGGCAGTTGAGCATATGGGGCGGCGAGACGACGGGCGCGGCAAGGTGATCGAGGGCGATATCGTGCGCGAGTCCACCGTCGATCCCGCGAAACTCGACGCCTGGGTGAAGACCGGCACGGCCGAGTACATCAACCTCGCGGAGAAAGTCGTCGACAAGCTCGGCGGTTCCAAGCAGAGCGATGAAAGCAAGAAGGAATCAGAGCGCCTGCAAGCTATTGCCGACCAAGCGGCTGCCTCTGCGCGCCTCACCATCCTGAGCGAGATCCGCAAGACCATGGCCTCCCCGCTGTTCACGCAGCTCGAACGCGAAGATGCCGAGAAGGGGATCCTCGATATCCCCGCCGAGAAACTCACCTACGCCCTTGAGGCCACCAAACGGGAACTGGACCGCCGACAGAAGGCCGCCGGGCGAAAGACTCGCGGGTCCGGCCTCGCGGATCCCGCTACCCCCCTCGAAGGCGCAGGTCCCAAGGCCGCCGATGGTGACGCCATGATTGCCGACGGCAAGGCCGACGCGGCGAAGGACGGAGGCGATTCCAGCGACGCCGGGAAGGGCGAGGCCGGGAAATGAAACTCCCGCCCGGTGTGACCTTCCACTGGCAGGCGCGCATCTATGTCGAAGGGGATGAGATTCCGCCCGAACTGGAAGCCAAGCTCCCCGGGGAGCTCCGCACCCAACCCGACGTTGCTGCCGCGCGCCCACAGGCGAAGGCCAAGGAAAAATGACCCCAATGCGCCAGACCATCGAAGCCGATCAGTCCGACACCCTGGAAGGGGAGTTCGCGAGCAAGACTTCTGCTGGCGCGGGCCTTACCACCCTAGTCGCCCCCGATGGCGCCGTCCAATCCGGACTGAAGGCTTTGATCCTCTACGACTACCGGCGGGTCAATCCCGAAACAGGCGAGCCCGTTGTCGTCCATGAGCCCGTAATCGTGCTGCGCCGCTCCTCCCTCACGCGCGTACCCCTGGCTGGCGAGAAATGGGAGATCCGCTTCCCGATCTCCCCGCGCGCAGGAGCCCCTATTGCCTCGTTCCTCCTTGACGGTAAACGCGCCCCCGAAGGCGGGGAAACCATCGGCTTCATCCGGCTGTACCCCGTGAAGGTAGGCCAGTCGTGAGCGCCACCGAGAAGGCGAAAGCCGCATTCGACCTCTTCGAAAAGATCGTCGCGGAGCGAATTGCAGTCGGCGACGATGAAGCCCATGCCCGCCGGGTCGCCCACGCGCAGGCCGTATCCAGCATCTACGGGGGCCAGTCGTGATGAAGTTCCGCACCGCCAAGACTGCACTCATCACCATCCTGGGAACCGCCGCCGCGGGTCGCTACACCGTCGAGGGCTACGAGGGGCAGTCACTATCCGCAGATCAGGTCCTGAACAGCCTCCGCCGCGTCACGGTGTACTACGCAAACGGCGAGTTTGGAGAGGGCACCGGGTGGATCCAGGGACCGTTTCCCCATGACGTAAAGTTGCGCGTGGAGTTCCTGCTCGCGGCCGATGCGCGCGCGGACCTCACGGTGTTGGACAATCCAGCGGCCACCGCTCTCCAGAGGCAGGCCGCGCTTGCCGCGTCCCTCGAGGCCGCCGAGCGCGCGGACCTCCTGGCGGATGAGCTCATCGACATCCTGTGGAACATCCTCATGGACCCGCGAAACATCGATCTCGGGCTCACCGTGGGGACCATCGCCAACCGGCGCGTCCCGAGCATCCGCAAGGACACCGCCCAGCGCCAGGGCGAGCTCGTGATCCTCTCGGGGTCGCTTGACTACACCTTCGCCGTCACCGAGGTGCCCACGGGCGAGACGGGTGTGGCGGGTGCGGCAATCGACCTCACGCAGACTCAGACCGCGGACATCTCAGGTGCCACGACAGACAGCGCCAAGCAGGGCGCGAAGGCAGGTACGTAAATGCAGAAACCCACCATCGGACGAATCGTCCATTATGTTCTCGCCAATGGCGAGCACCGGCCAGCGATCATCGTCCGGGTGTGGCCCGGCGAGTACGGGAACGATGAAGTCAAGGACGGCATCAACGTCCAAGTTTTCCTTGACGGCGGGAATGATACCGACGCCGCTCTTGGAATGGGATACACGACGATGGACGAGCGTGAGCGCGGAACCGCATGGCGAACGTCTGTACGCTATTCCGGGGAAAGCGTTCCGGGTTCCTGGCACTGGCCCGAGAGGGAGGAATAAACCATGCCTATCTTGGATTCGAGTCTCGCGGTAGCCGTGGGCGCTGGCGTTCAGAACGTGGTGCTCCAGCCGGCGGCAGGGGTCCTCGGCCGCAACCTCGTGGTCATCGGCACCTACAACCCGGCGCTCAACGGAACGATCACCGACAACGTGCCGCAGCTCGTAGCGAACGATGCGCAGGCTGGGGTTCTCTCCGGCGCGGGCTACATGATCCACCGCCTCGTGAAGGCCGCTCAGGCCGGTCACAAGGGCGTGGTCCCCGTCTGGGTCATCCCGCAGCAGGAAGTGGCGGGAGCCGCGGCAACCTCTTCGACCTTCGCGATCACCGGCCCGGCATCGGCCTCCGGGGTATTCGCCGCATACGTGGCAGGCATCCGCTACGCGATCTCCGTGGCATCGAGCGACAGTGCGGCCACGATCGGGACGGCACTCGCCGCGGCAATCAACGCCGATCCCACCTGCCCCTGCACGGCCGCCGGCACCGCATCGGTCTCCCTGACCTCCAAGAGCAAGGGCCTCTGGGGCAACTACATCAAACCCGCGATGAACATCCTCCCGGGCGATGCGCTCCCCGCGGGCGTCGGGTGCACGGTCACCGCCCTCAGCGGCGGAACGGGCGTCCCGGTTCTCGCGAACGCCTTGAACGGCCTCGGGACGGGCACAGCGAAAAACACGCTCCCCAACGGCCAGCAGGCGACGGCCATCGTGTGCGGATACTCGGCGCAGGCTGCGACTCTCGATCAGACCTCCGAGACGGCGATCGCCGGCTACAACGGCCTGGGAAACGCCTCGCCCCCCGACGGCTGCTACGACCACCTCGTGGCCAAACCCCTGCGCTGGCTCTGGGGCGATACCACGACGGGAGCGAGTGTGCCCTCGGCGGCCCTCAGCTTCGCACTCACGAACATGCAGGACCGGGGCGGCGGGGTCATCGGAGTCCCGGGCTCCAACACTCACCCCTCGGAGATCGCGGCGCAGGCCCTGGGCTACATGGAGCGGGTCAACGCCTACCGGGCCGAGGAGAACTACGTCGGGGTCGTGCTCGAGGGCGTGGATCCGGGCTACGCGGCAAACCAGGCCGGCACCCGCTGGACGAATGACTACACGCAGCGCGACGTGGCGGTCAAGGGCGGCATCACCCCCACGCTGTGCGTCGGCGGCTACGTGACCCTGCAGAACGTCGTGACCTTCTACTCGGTCAACACGGGGGTCCCCTCGACGTCGAACGCCTACCGGAGCATGAGGAACATCTCGATCGTGCAGAACATGCTCGCCGCGGAGATGGCCAACTTCAAGGGCCCGAAGTGGGTGGGCTTCACGATCGTGAGCGACACGAACAACGTCACCGACCCCACGAGCAAGGCGAAGGCAAGGGACGTCGATTCCATCAAGGATGACCTGGTCGCCCTCATCAAGAGCTTCGCCAGCCGTGCCTGGATCTACGACCCGGCGTTCTCCATCGCGGCGCTCGCGGTGGCCGGCGCGGTGACCGTGCGCACGGGCGGAGACGGGTTCCTGGCGACAATCCCCGTGATCCTCTCGGGAGAGGGCAACATCATCGACGTGACGAACAACATCGACACCTCGATCGCCATCCTCTCGATCGGCAGGTAAAGGAGTGAAGCGATGCCTGACTCCATAGCACTCCTGATTCTTAAGGAGAGATCAAAATGGCTGACTCCATAAGGAGAGATCAAAATGGCTGATGTAACCCTTTCGAAGACGTATGCCGATGGCACGGTCCTCAAGGCGACCGGCTTCATCGACATCGAGAGCTGGGAGAGCGAGAGCAACAAGATGACCCTCTCCATGTTCCCGCGAGACAACAAGTGGGAGACCTTCGCCGGCACGGCACTCGATACGCACGGGACGCTTCGAAAGATCGCGATCAACGGCGTCACCTACCGCGCACTCGCCGAGATCAACGTCACCCTCCAGCCCAGCGAGTACAAGAACGAGGCACAGCCCACGACCGGCGGGAACACGCGCAAGATGACCAAACAGGTGCGCAGCGCGGGAGGGATCGTGATCTCGTGCAACGCCGTGGAACGTGAGGAGCTGAGGAAGATCTCGGAGGCCGTGTAAAAACGAGGCCAGCGGTCGTTTCAGTTTACGGCGGTCCGGCAGGGCTTCCGGGAGACAAGGACACTGGCCGATTTATTTCAAGGTGAGAGGAGAACGGTGATGGCGTGGAATATCAAAAAACCCGACTACAAGCTGGGCGACGAGGCGGCTCGCGCGCAGGTGAGCATGATCCTCGATCACTATCAGATCGACATCGAGGGAATCCCCGATCGCAAGCAGAAAGCCGTGAACGAGGCGGCGCTGGAGAAACTCGTCACCTTCATCCGACAAGGCATGATCGAGGTACAGGAATCTCCGTTCAAAATCGTGCAGCACCTGAAGACCCCTCCCGAGGGCAACACGAACCCGAACATCGAGTACGCGGAGCTGCGCGGGGAGAACAAGGTCGCCATGGATGCGCACAGTGCGGATGAGATCTACGCGCGCATCTACGATCTCATGGGTTCGCTCTCGGGACTCGGCGCCGCCGCGTTCGACAAGATTTCGGGAGCGGACCTTTCGGCAGTGGAGTGCCTGGGCCTGCTTTTTCTCTCGGTGTAGAGCGGATGCATCAGCCCATGGGCAACCTGTTCTACCGAGGCGCATCCCCAACGGAGATCGAGTCCATGGGCTACCGATCCATCATGTACTGGTCGAAATGGGTTGACCTTATGAACAAGGCGGATAGATGAGCGATACTTCGTTTCATCAAAAGGAACGCAACAAAACTAAAGCGAAGGCATATCGAGAAAGGCATCCGGTTCGATATCATAAGCTGGCAAACGATACAAGGAGCAGATACAAGGCGCTGGTTTTCGATCACTACGGTCGGCAGTGCGCATGCTGTGGAGAGACGGAACCAGAGTTCCTGAGCATAGACCACATGGATGGAGGAGGCAAAAAGCATCGAAAAGTAATAGGCCAAAGTTCGAGAGAGTTTTACAAATGGCTCATCGATAACAATTTTCCTCCAAACTTCCAGACGCTCTGCATGAATTGCAACCATGCAAAGGGTCGCAATGGTGGCGATGGGCTATGCCCCCATGAACGAGAACGACGCAGGATATTCAAAATCGCTGCGGTTGGAGGGTAAACCCATTCCCGATTGGGCAGTAACCGCCGCCATCAGAGCGAACGGTACGCAATTCGCCTCCGTGATGAAGGGCATGGGGTCCGCCGTCTCTGGCTTCGCGTCCGCCGCACGCACAGCCTTCGAGCGCGCCATCCCCGGTGGGAGGATGCTCTCGAAGACCTTTTCCTCCATGGCCGGCCAGGTGGCAATCGGGAACCTCCTCTCGCGGGGAATATCGAGAATCGGACGCGAGATCGCGCAGCTTCCGAAGATGCTCGTGGATTTCGCTGGCACCACGATGATGATCGGGCGCACGGCCATCCAACTCGGGATGACAACCGACGCCTTCCAGCGCCTGTCCTACGCGGCGAAGCTCACGGATACCCCGGTCGAGGCCATGGAGATGGCATTCAAGAAACTGAACATGGGCATGGGGCAGCTGCGCGTCGGCGCCGGTCCACTGCATGCACTCATGGCGAAGATCAATCCCGCGCTGTCGCGGCAACTTCGCATCGTCAAAGATTCCAAAGGTGCGTTCCTCCTCGTCGCCGATGCCATGTCGCGTACGAAAAACGCACAGACACGGGCCGCGCTGGCTCAGGCAGCGTTCGGGAAATCGGGGCAGGAGATGATCCCCATGCTCCTGCAGGGCCGCGCCGGGCTGGAAAAGCTCATGAAGGAAGCGAGCATCTACGGCAGCGTGCTCGATGACAAAACGATTGTCGCAAGCGAGCACCTTGAGGACACTCTGAAGCGCCTGCGGGGAATGTTCGGCTCGCTGAAGGACAAGGTGCTTTCCACCCTGGTCACGGCAATCGGTCCTTACGTGGACAAGGCCACGGAATGGGTTCGCACGCACGAGGACCTCATCAAGCAGAAGATCCCCGAGTACATCGACAAGGTGGTCGGCGCCGCGAAGTGGCTCTGGGGCGCGATCCAGAAGGTCGTGGACGTCTGGAACAAATTGAACGACATGGCCAACGGCAAACTCGCGCGGGACATCCTCCTCGTATATGCCGCGTGGAAATCCGTCCGCCTTGCCATCGACCTCGCGAAAGCCGCGCAGATCGCGTTCGGAGTTGTCTCCGCCGCAACGGGAGCCGCAGGCGCAGGCGGGGCCATCGCAGGTGCCGCAGGAGCGGGAGTCGCGGAAACGGCGATCGGCGCGGGCGCCGCGAAGTGGGCGGGACGATTTGCAGGTGGCGGTGCAGGCGCGGCGGCGGGGGTGGCAGGGGCGGCAGGCGTAGCGGCGGGGGTGGCGGTGGCAGCGGGTATCGCCGTCGCCGGGTACTTCGGCGTCCGCGGTTGGTTGCCCTTGCTCAAGGATCCCGGGGCGGCGAAGCGCGCGGCCCAAACTGGCGAGCGCATGCAGGGCGGAAACTTCATCACTGACATCCTCACCAGAGCGTGGGGTTTCTACGGGAAGGTGCCCGGCTACCTTCGCGATCCATTCGGAGAAGGGAAAGCTCCCGAAGTGGCTCCGAATGCCAACGCACAGGGTATGCGCTGGAACGGGCACATCTGGGTCCACGCCGAGCAGGGGACGGCCGCGCGCGTCGGTGAGACCTCGCGAGGGGCACCCGCTATCCTCGGCGTCGCCGGAGCGCAGTACGAGGGCGCGCGGTGAGCGACTGGAAAGGCAGGCTCAGGCCCGAGATCACACTGACCGCACCCGATGGCACGCAGTTCACTGCGGCCTGGCAGGGCAACGATATCGAGGGGGCGAAGGACATCGGCCAGTTCCGCCACCCCCTCGCCGACGGCAAGACCACGCAGGACATGGGATCGGAGGGCTTCTCCTTCCCCCTCACGCTGATCTTCGAGGGCGCCGATCACGACCTCATGGCCATGGCCTTCGCGCGCGCGTTTCTCAGTCAGCGCGGACTGTGGAAGGTCGTGCATCCGCAGTATGGCCAGTTCTCTCTCCAGGGCATCGGGGTGAAGATCGCCGCAGACCCCACGGGCAACGCCAACGTCTCCAACGTCGAAACCACCTGGATCGAGCCGGGGGAGATCGATACCTCGGTCAGCACCTCCGAGCTCGGGGCGCGCGTCCAGGCTCAGGCTGATTCGGTGAATGCCGCCGCAGCCACCCAGTTCACGGGCGGCGTGGATCTCTCGGACGCCGAGGGGGCGGCATCCATGGCGATGACCGGATCCTCGGGGCTTGGCGCATTCGATGCCTCGAAACTCTCCAAGCTCGCCTCCCGGGTGGCAGATATCCATTCCGCGGTCGGCGAGGCCTACGCCGAGGTGGCTGCCGCATTCATGGCCACGCCGATGGACCTCATAAACGGCGCCTCCCAGGTGCAGACGCTCTTGCAGCTACCGGCGCTCATCCAGGCCGACATCACGGGAAAGATCATGGCATTCGAGGATTTCTGCACACGCATGATCGAGGGCATCGGCGAGGGCAGCGACTCCATGGCAATCAATCGCGCGAGGACCTCCGAGTTGTTCCTCACCTCCGCGCTCACGGGCATCGCGGTCGGGGTAGCCGTCTCCGAGCCCGCAACCCGCGAACAGGCGGTAAAGGCGATCGCGGGCCTGAATACCCTTTTCCAGGACGTGACCGCCGCGCTGGATGCCGTGCAGGAAGCCACCTCCGACAACGCCGCACTCTCCCAGTACTTCAGCCACGGCGCCACCTATGCGGACCTCGCGCGCCTCATCTCCATGGCCATCGCCTACCTCATGCGCCTGACCTTCGACTTGAAGATCGCCAAGCGCTTCACCCTCGGCACTCCGCGTGCGCCCATCGGGATCACGATCGCGGAGTACGGCACGCTGGGCGAGCGCGACATCAACCTCGATTTCTTCATCGCGACGAACCACCTGCAGGGGAACGACATCATCCTCCTTCCCGCCGGCCGCGAGGTGGTCGTGTATGTGTGACCGGATCTGTATGCGTGACCGCCTGTCCATGCCCGAGGTCCACCATGGCCGTTAATCGATTCATCGAGGAGGGATTTGTCAGCCCCGGGATCCTCCGCGAGCGGGCCGAACGCCAGGCGCAGGCCACCCGCATGAGCCGCAAGCCGAAAGAGGCATTCACGCTCGTGCTCTACGGCCAGGAGATCCCCGTGCTCTCGGGGAGGATCGTGCGCTCGATCGACACCGTGGCCGATGGCTGGAGCGCCGAGATCCCCTGGACGCCTGGCAAGGATAGGGACCTCGACCGTTGCGTGCGCTACAAGAGCTTCGCCCCCGCTCAGGTGTATCTCGGCCCCCGGCTGGTGAATACCGGGCGGCTTTATGCAGTCACGAACTCCCTGCGGCGGGATGGGCGCACCAAATCCCTGGAGGGCTGGTCACTTACGAAGGACCTGGTCGATTCCACGATCCCCCCCGCAGCCGTCCAGCAGGGACAGGGCGATTGGCAGTATCAGTGGACGGGCCTCTCGGTCTGGAACTTCGCCAACGCGATCGTCCGCCCGCTGGGCCTGGGAGTAAAAACCGACCTCTCGGCAGCGCAGTGGACCGAGCAATTCGAGGAGATCCAATGCGAGGTCACCGACACCTACGCTGAGGTGATCACGCACCTGGCATTCGCCCGGGGAATGCTCGCCACAAAGGACGAATACGGGAACCTCTTCCTCACCTGCCCCAAGATCAAGGGCACACCTGTCGGCACCCTCCGCGAGGGCGACGGCCTGGTCACTGACTGGAAGCTGAAGGTCGACGGCACCGAGCTTTTCTACGCCTACACCGTGTACGGCGTTTCCGGCATGGGCGATGACATCCAGTCCACGGCGATCGACGAGAGTATACCCACCTCCCGGAGGACCGGCGTGCGCTCGGGGGACGTGACTTTCGGCAACGTCGCACTCACCGCCAAGTGGAAGCGAAACCGCCAACTCGTGAAAGCGCTCGCCTTCCCGCTGCCCGTGTCGAGCTGGTACGCGCCCGATGGCAGCCTGTGGAGCCCGAACACGCTCGTGCACGTGGTCAGCGAAACGCTGGAGGTGCCCAAGGGATTCACGTTCCTCGTCCGCGAGGTGGAGTGCACGCTGGAGAAAAGCGCGGCCGCAGCCACGCTCTCACTCGTCCCCCCCGAGGTGTATAGCACGGCGGAGGAAGAGCCGACGGCAGGGAGACTGTGGCAATGATCGGAGATCTAGCATGAGCCGAGAGGCGAACGCATGACCCGAGTCGGGATCATCAAAGGAAGCAAAATCGCACGGCCGAAAAACGCACAAAGCGGACAGGCGCGATTGCTCCAGGTCCAGATCGGGAGTGCCTTGCAGACCGTGCAGCTCGTACCTGGCGCGGGTGAGGACGTGAATCCTCAAGATGATGCGGTCGTCGTCATCCTCGAGATCGACGGCGTCAAGCTCGGCGTGGCCACCTTCGACGGGATCACCCCCACGGCCAACGAAGGGGAGCGCCGCATCTACGCCTACGACTCGACGGGCAACGTGCTTGGCCGGATCAAGTTCAAGGCCAACGGAAAGGTGTTCATCGGCAACGCGGGGGGGAACCTTCGCACGCAACTGGATAATGCCCTGACGGCGCTGAACACATTCTCCGGTGCAGCTGCGCAAGCAGCGATCACCGCAGGAGGTTCGAGCTCGGTAGCCCTGGCCGCGGCGATCGTCGCGCTCATGGCGCCCCTTTTCACGGCGGTTGTAAACGCCCAAACCGCGATCGACGCGGTACTGGATACAAGCGAATGACCCCCGACCCCTTTGCCGGCGATCCCCGACTCCTCCTCACTCCCGCGGGGGCGGACCTCCAGATCGCAGGCGGGCAGCCGCTCATGGATCCGGGTCTTGAGAACCAGGTGCTGATCAGCCTGTTCACGGGCGAGGGGTGGTGCGGCAATCAGTTTCTCCCCCCGCTCTCGCGCATCGGGAGCGACTTCGAGCTCACCTGCCGGGGCCCGATCACCCTCACGCGGCTCGCCGACATCGCCAACGCCGCCGAGCGTGCGCTGAAATCCGACTACTTCCCCGAGCTCGCGGTCGACGTCAAGAACCCGACCTCCGATCACCTGGTGATCACCATCACCCTCGGGTCCGGGCGCGTGCTCACGCTTAACCGCAAGGGCCTGAAGTGGCAGGCGCAGGCCGCATACCCCGCGAGTGGGAGGATAACAGCATGACCGGCCGTCGCGTGTACCCCGATGCCGAGGGGAGGCTCAGACTCGCCCAGGGCGACTATGGTTTCAACCCTGCCTCCGGTCGCTGGGAAGTGCGCCCCCCGGGATGCCATGCGGGCGGAATCCCCGATCATACCATCACCGAGCATGAGGATGGCACGATCACCGTAAGCCCGTCGATCCTGCTTGAGGATTTCGACGGCAAGGGCGGCTGGCACGGATTCCTCGAGCATGGCATCTGGAGGCCAGCATGAGCCAGACGATCCCCACCACGCAGGAACTCATCGACCAGTTCCGCACCTATCTCGAGGCGCGCCTGAATCAGAACACACCGGCCTCAGATCGCGCGTACAACAACGTGGTGGCCGTCGATTTCGGCCTCGCCTACACCGCGCTCTTCAAGTACGCCGCCGACGGTATCCTGGCCAACCTCGCGCAGACCGCCAAGGGCGCGGCCCTCGATGTGCTGGGCGCCGAATACGAGGTCCCGCGACAGAACGCGGTGGCCGCCATTCTCGTGCTCACTCTCACCGGGACCAACGGCACGGTCATCCCCGCGGGCACGGTCTTCGTCGCCACCTCCACCGGCGCGCTTTATACCTGCCAGGGCGCGGTCACGATTGCCGCAGGCACCTGCTCACCCGTGGTCCGGGCGCAGATCGCGGGGGCGGACGGCAACCTCGCAAACGGCGAGACCCTCGTACTGCAAAACCAGATTGCAGGCGCGACGGGGACCACCACGGTGGCCAGCACGACCACGACCGGCGTCGACAAGGAGGAGGATGACGCCTACCGCCAGCGCGTGCTCGATGCGCAACAGGCACAGGCCACGGGCTCGAATGCCGCGAGCTACCGCATTTGGGCGCAGAGCGTGGCGGGCGTCGTCAGGGGCTATCCCTACTCGGGATCGCCCACGGGGAGCGGAATCACCCCCGAGCCGCCCATGCGCACGGTCTACGTCGAGTGCGATCCCTCGATCCAGGCAGACGGCATCGCCCCTGCCGGCCTCCTCACGCAGGTACGTACGGCCATCACCACAGACCCCTCGACGGGACTCGCACGCCAGGACCTCGGGCTCACCGATGGCACGCTGTATATCCAGGCGATCACGCGCACCTCGATCTACGTGCGGATCACGGGGCTGAATGTTCCCTCGGGCCAGACCGCGCAGTGCCAGGGGGCCATCGAGGATGCATTGGAGTTGTACCTGCTTTTGATCACGCCATTCATCACGGGTGTCGATCCCGCCTTCGGCCGGAATGACACGATCACCAACCTCACCGTCTCCAAGGTCGTCCAGGCCGTGCTCACGGCGTTCGGTGCCTCGGCCATGAACATCGGCTTCGGCCTCGCCGCTGGCTCATTCAGCAGCACCTACACCGTGGGCCAGGGCGAAACAGCGAAGCTGGGGGCGATCGCGTATGTGTAATCGGAGGCCGGCCCGTGTCTGACCCCACCCTCATGCGCGCGTTCCTCGATGCCGTCGAGCCTCCCGGGTCCCTGTGGCGGCCGGCGCCCGGTGGCGACCTCGACAAGCTCACGGACGGTTTCGGCGACGGCCTGCAGGCGGTCAAGGACTTCCTGGCCACACTGGCCTACATCCGCGACCCCTGGCGCACGCCGTTCCTTGAGGAGATTGAGCGCGAGTTCGGGATCATGCCCAACGTGCAGCTCACCGATGCCCAGAGACGGGGGACACTCGCCCTGGCGAAGTACGCTCGACGCCGACCGTCCACCATATCCAATCTACAGAATGCACTGGATCGCGCGGGACTCGGCACGGGCGGCTATGGCCTCCAGGTGTACGCGAATGATCCGCCGGTGGATCCCGGTCCGTTCACCAACTATGCCTTCCAAATGTACCTCGGCGGTCCCAACGGCTATCTCGGCTACGCGGTGGGCGGGGTGATCCTCGCCTACATGGGAGTCAACGGCGGTCTCTGGGTGGTCAACGGCGACGTGTTCACGCAGGCCCCTGCGTATGAGTCTCTGGGCGGCAGCGAGTCTTGGCTCGGCTACATCCCCACGGGCTACAGCAGTACGACGTTCATGCTCGGGCAGTACTACAGACTCTATTACATCCCGAACATCATACAGTCCCCAGCGGACGCCGGGTCGTGGCCGCTTGTGTTTTTCATCGCGGCGGGCTGCACGCGAGGCATGGGAGTGAACTCTTTTATCCCGACATGGAACCCAACCAATTCCTGGTATTCGATCTGCGCAGATCCCTCGGGGAACATCTGGGCGACGGAATGGCCCGGCGACATCTATAAATGCCCTTCGGGCTCCACGACGTTCACGGGCGTCGGGGGAACGAGCCGGAACTGGTATTCCATCTGCGCCGATCCCTCGGGGAACATCTGGGCGGCGGATCGAGGTGGAAAAATCTACAAATGTTCTTCCGGTTCAACAACATTTAATGTCACCACTTCAGCGAGCGCCCCATGGTATTCGATCTGCGCCGATCCCTCGGGGAACATCTGGGCGGTGGAGGCCGGCGGCGACATCTACAAATGTCCTTCGGGCTCGACCACGTTCACGGGTGTCGGGGGGACGAGCCGGAACTGGTGTTTTATCTGCGCCGATCCTTCGGGAAACATCTGGGCGGTAGTTCCAAATGGGGACATCTACAAATGCCCTTCGGGGTCCACGACGTTCACGGGTGTCGGCGGTGCAAGCAGATACTGGTATGGGATTTGTTCTGACCCTTCCGGGAACATCTGGGCAATAGTCAGTAGTGGCGACATCTACAAATGTCCTTCGGGCTCGACCACGTTCACGGGTGTCGGGGGGACGAGCCGGAACTGGTATTCGATCTGCGCAGATCCCTCGGGGAACATCTGGGCGACGGAATGGCCCGGCGACATCTATAAATGCCCTTCGGGCTCCACGACGTTCACGGGCGTCGGGGGAACGAGCCGGAACTGGTATTCCATCTGCGCCGATCCCTCGGGGAACATCTGGGCTATGGTGTACAACGGCGACATCTACCAGGGGAAATACCTTCAGAACATGATTCTTTCTCTCACGATGGGGAGCATTCCCTCGAACCTGCGGCAAACGCTTATCGAGATCATCCTGCGGTGGAAACCGATTCACACCTGGTGCGCGCTCATGTGCAACTACTTGTAGGAGGAGACGATGAAATCTTTCAACGACATATCCAACATCAACGGCACCTGGCCGACGGCAAGTCCGAAGAACTGCTCGGGAGCGGGTGCAACCGATGGCACGCCCGCGATCGCCGAGTGGGTCGCCAACTTCTGGGGGTTCGTGCAGGACCTCATGGAGCGCGCCGCGCTCACTCCCTCGGGAATTCTGGAAGCCTACGCGGCGGAGACCGGTGCGCTGCCCTTGGGTGGGACCTCCACCCAGATACGCACGGCCATGCAGATGGCCTTCGGCTCACCCGGCGAGCTCGTGCTGTGGTGCCGCTCGCAGGCACCGGCCACGGTCGGCGCGCGCATCCTGCTCCTCCAGGGGCAGACCTTCACCATCACGTCGTACAAGGACCTCGTGGCGGCAACTTACTGCGGGGACGGCGTGAACAACACGGCGGGCGTCCCGTTCTACAAGTCCACGGACTCGGGCGGCGTGACGCGCTCGACGACCGGCACGTACTTCACCCTCCCCGATGCTCGCGGGGTGACGATCCGTGGCATCGACATCGGCGCCACGCGCGACCCGCAGGGAGCCACGCGCGGAGGCGGCACGCCGAACGGGAGCATCCAGCAGTTTGCTATGCAGGGGCACTGGCATGAATCATGGGATACCTCTTCAGGCGGCACTCTCGTCGCCCTCGGTGCAGCCGGCAGCAAAACTTCGCGAACGTCTCTCTGCACATTGGATGTCGTGGGTGCTCCAAAGAGCGACGGCAGCAATGGCACCCCGGTCATATCCAGCGAGACCCGCATGTGGAACCTTGCCACCTACATCGGCATCCGCTACTAAAAGGAGGCGCAGATGAAACGATTCGGGCATTCCGTGAAACGATCCAGGGCATTTGTGAGACATCCCAGGGCAATCGCGAAACGAATCGCGTCTGGCATGAAACAAGGAGGCTCTCTGTGAAAACCATCTTCCACGCAAACATCGACGGCTTCGAGATCGTGCTCGGCTTCGGGGAGGCCTTCGGGCTCATCGACCCCGTGGCCACGGCGATCAAGATCGAACCTCTCATCAAGGCGCTGCCCGAACAGCTCCAGATGAACGCGCTGAACGCGCAGATAAACGCCACGCGACAGTCCGCCATGCAGGCGCTGGGACTCGCGGAAGGCGCACGGCAACGCAAGGACGCCCCTGCCATGACCCGGCAGAACGCCGAGTACCAGGCGAAGCTCATGGAGATCGCGGAGCTGGAGAAGCAGCTCCCCGATCGCATCAGGGCCTTCGAAGCGGCGCGCTCGTGCATCACCACGGAGAACGCGGCCTACATGCATCCCCCGCAGGGCGAGGACTTGATCGACGATGCGCAGGCGGCGTCACTCGCCCAGAAGCACGCCCTCCGTGGCGACGGGCAGCAGCTCCTCATGACCGGGGAGTACGTGACCGACCTCCGGGGACGGGATTTCTGGATCCCGGGGCCTCCGTGGCAGCACATGCAGATCGACAAACTGGGCGAGAACATGCCGGCCGAGGCGCTCGCACCCGACCAGCTCACGGATGCCCAGCGCGAGGAGATCGCCGTCCAGAACGAGACCGACCGCGTGGCCAGTTTGACCCCCGAGGAACGCGCGGCGGAGATCGATCGTGTGAAGGCCCAGACCCTGGGGCAGGCCGCGCAGAAGCGCAGCGAGCTTGAGATCGCGGGGGATACGAAGGCGCTGGCGAAGTCGCAGGCGCAGTATCAGGAGGCGCTGGCGGGGATCGCGGCGAAGTACGGGGCATAAAAAAAGCCCGGCTCACCACCGGGCTCAGGGACGAAAGTCCCGCTCTCTCACCGAGGGGGGCGCAAGCCCCCCGTTTTTATAGAATTGCGTCTGCTTCGAGAATGGCAACTATACGTGAAGTTGCGAATATTTTAACAACGTCCTCCCACTTCGCACCCTTACCGGAATAATTACCAACAATAAGGGAACATATCTTTTCTGGACCAAAATTTGATCCGGCTATTTTTATCTGTCTTAATATGGCAGGAAAGTCATCTGAGACGCGAGGCTTCAATTCA